TCAAACTCAGGTTGCATAGCAGCAGTGAGTTTGTCGAAGATCTTCTTGCCGTACTTGTACAGCATCACTTTACCTTCGTTCTGAGGGTTAGCAGGATCTTTCACAACATAGATGTTGCTGATGTAAGTCAGTTTACGCTTCTGCTTACGGGCAGCATCTTTACCTGCATCAGTGCCGTTGTTCCACAGCATAGAGTTGTACTCAGACACAGGATCTTTCTGTCCCAGAGTGGTCAAAGAGTTCTCGATGTACCAACCACCAGGACCTTGGAAGGCGTGGGAGTACAGTTTCACGAAGGGGAGATCTTCACCATCGGGTGCAGGCAGGAAACGGATAACGGCATAACCATTGCCGCTCTTATCACACTCCAGTTTCCAAAGGCGTTCATCAGAAGAACCGCCTGTGTTGTTCATCTTTTCGACTTCCTTGACCAGTTTTTGAGTCAGGGAGCCCAGTTTGGATTGCTTTTTAAGGTCTGCGAAAGACATTTAGATTACCTCGGATTGAGTTGGATTGTTTGGATTTGCTTGGATAGTATAACAAAGAATCGATCAGGCGTCAATATAATCTTTGAGTGCCTCGATTGTTGCATTCATACTACTGAACAGCATAGTCATATCGGTCTCAGGTGGGAAACCCATCATTGCGACCGACTTACGAAGGTTCTCTTTCATCTCAATCGCTTTTGGATCGTCTGAAAGAGATAATCTAGTATACATCACTCTTTGCTTTTCTAGCAAGTTTGTGAGGATATCAATATGCTCCAGTTTTTCTTCTTTGGACATCATACCAAAACCAAAGAGAGATCCGTAGATCTTCTCTTGCATATCATTGATTTCTTTTAGTTCTTCCTGGATAATTTCGGAATCAAAAAAGTCACTCATTTATAATTGACCGTAGAAGTTTTTTGTATTTGAATACATCAATATTTATGAAGGGTCCATATTTTTTTAATTTTAAACTTACGGTTTCCCACACGGGATCACTCAACTTCTTATCAAAATTTTTAGAAAAATGGAAAATTTTGTCGTAGATGACGAAGTTTTCTAGTGATAATCTCCCGCTTAGATACTCTTTCAGAAGGGTAGGATGGCCTTTGGAACAATCGAACAGTTTCGAGAATTCGTTCTCCGAGAACAACTCGTTGCTTTGTTCTTTGAACAAGTAGGTCGAACTCTGTCTCCGTTTTTTCCATTCGGCGTAAGTCCTTTCGCCAGAATTGATAATTTCTCCAATCCATAGGTTCTGTGGGTTATCGGCGGAAGAAAAGTTAGATACCAAAAAATCAACGACCTCTTCATCAGAGTATTTGCGAGAGGTCTTCTCGAACCAATACTTATCTTTCCTCTTATTGAAAGAGGTTACACTAGCACGGGTTTTTGCCCCATACTTGAAGAAATCATATTTGGGATTTGTAAAATGATTTTTTAGTGACAAATAATGTTGATAGGTTTCAAAAGGAGTCACGATCATATCAAATGTAGTTCTTTCGTTCGGGATCAGATTTTATACTAGCAAAAGAGGATATGCAATATCTACCATAACCTTCAAAATAGTCAGAATCCTGAATTTTGACTTTTCTTACGCCGTGCTCAACATAACCAGGAATAATGATTAGTGAATTATTGGGACAAGAAAACTCATAATCATATGGAGGAAAATAAAGTTCTCCACCAGTGAATTTTTTAGGTTCTCTATAAAAATATGTAAAAACTAGAAAAAGACATGATGCATCAGTATGGGGTTTATAATATTCCCCATTATGATAGTACCTTACTTTTGTCGCATCTGAATTATTTCTAGTAAATGTTCTACAAGAAATATCAGATTGAGACATCACATCTATAATATCACTCTTAAAGATTTTACGAGTTACAGTGAGTATATTTGATAATTTACTGTAATCTGGTTTATCCTTATCTCCATTTCTATAAACAGCATCTAAGAATAATGCAGATGCATTAGTTTTATCAACTACCCCACCATAGTTCAAAGCAGGAAGTAATTTCCCTGGTTTGGTGTAGAAATTAAGTTCTTCCCATATTAAAGAAAGTTCTTCCTCATTATAAAAATTTTCAACGATTAGATGTGGAAATGGTCCATCATATAAAGTTCCTTCAAATTCTTGAGACATATTATAGTGGAAGTTTTGCTCTAGAAGTCTTCTTCATGAAGTTAAGACGAATAGCATCCCACTTCAAACGCTCTTTCAATGGTTTTGAAACAAGCTTCGTTATCGAGTCTACCTCAAGTTCATTGATTTCACAATAGTGAACAATTGCATCAATGTAATTAATCTTTTCTTCTGCGACGATCTTTTCAATCTCCAAAGCAAATTTGGATGGTGTCAAGAATTTACTCTCAATCGCCTTTTCTAGTTCCTTATTTGGTTCCATAGAGCTCCAGTTTATCTCTAACAAACTTTCCAATGTACTCTGTGAGCAGTCGGATGTATTTTGATTTGTCTCGTTCCTCATAGACGACGCATTCTCCATTTTCACAAGCCATAATGATTACAAGTTTTTTGACTGAAATGCCAGTCAGTTCGTACAGCATACAACCATATGCCATGCACTGTACAAAATAGTGATCGATCCATTCCCGTGGTTTGGGTTTGGCAGATGTTTTGAAGTCGATTATAGCTAACTCGCCGTCATATTCAGCGATACAATCTACAGTCCCTGCTACACCTAGTTGTTTGCTATACAGAGACCCTTCAAGGGCGTAAATATTATTTATAAGTTTCAGTTTTTCTTTAGAGATCTTAAAGAGAAAGTCGGAGATAGGTTGAACCTTCGGTAAACCTTCATTCTTAAGATGATGCTCTACAAGAGTGTGCATATCTGTACCACGACTTGTGGCACGTTTTGTGATACGGTCTGCCTCTTCATTACCAACTTTCTTACGCCATTTGACAAAGATCTCCTTATTAAAATGACTGGTCACCGAAGTAATGGAGACCAGTCGCAGGAGTTCTTCTTCATCAGGTACTTTATAGTAGCGGACCCCATCAATAGTTTCTCTTTCTAGAGATGGAAGGTCCACATCAACATGAGTGAACATTAAAATCCAGATTCCATTTTTGCAATAATGTATTCTTTGACAAGTCCAGAACGAACAATATCATCAACACCAAATTCGATTATATCAAAAGATTCCATTTTACGCAAGATGCTTAAGAAATCAATGATACCATTCTTCTCTCTATCCTTTTGAAGGTCAGATTGACGAGAGTCACCACAGAAGCAGATTTTAGTGTTCTCACCAACACGGGTGATAATACTGTCAAGTTCGTGGAAGTTCAGATTCTGAAACTCATCAACAATAACAATAGCGTTATCAAGAGTGGTTCCACGCAAGAATGAAGTAGACCAGAACTTGATAGATTCCTGAGACTTCAGGTTTCCATACAACATTTCAAAATCTGCATCACTAGGCATCTGGAACATATACTTCACCATATTCTTATATGGAATCTGATAGATGTCTGCCTTATCTTCGTGAGAACCAGGAAGGAATCCAATCTCTCTAGTGGCGACCAGAGAGCGTACAAGGTAAATACGCTCATATGGAGTATTCTCATCCAAAACATCACGAAGCGCGTTGTAGAGGGTTATAAAGGTCTTTCCCGTGCCTGCACAACCATAAGCAACAATATGCTTACCTTCGTTATACGAATCAAATAAACGTTTTTGATTTTCAGACAGTGGATCAATATCAACCAGGTATTCCTGACTGAGCGGTTTCTTCCGCTTCATCTGCTTTGCCGTGAGTCCAACCCCAATAGGTTGCTCTGCAGATGCTCTTTTTCTTCTTGGCATACTAAATCTTCTTTACAGTTGAACCAGGTGCTTTTGCTGCTTTACCGAGAACATCATTCCATCCAGGATTTCTAGAGATTAGTTTATTCTGCCAATCTCCAACTTCCTGAGCAGATGCACATCCCTTGCTCCAATCCTTGTCCCAATCGGGATTATCTTTACGCCATTGCTCATAATTGGCAACGGTCATATTCAACTCTTGCTCTTCTCCAGTCTTACTGTTTTTTACAGGATATATGGGCATAATAATAAACTCAAGGTGATTTATTTAGACCCACTCAAGGGCTTCTGCACAAGTTGGAAACTGCTCAATGAACACTTTCTTACAACCTTCTGCAAGATCCATATGCTCTTTCTGAGTACCATTAGCAGTACGCAGATTGATGTAATGGATCCATGATCTGCACGACCCGGACATATAGATTCTTGTGGGCGTGGCGAGAGGAAGCACAAAACGCGAACACTCCTTTGCGATTCCCATATCAAGCATAGATTGATATAGTGTCATTGCTTCATCAAAGTGACGACGAATCTTGATTTCAAACTCTTGCTTCACAAAGGGATCAATGTCATCAATAGAGTTCTGACGATTCTTTGTATCTTGACGACGAAGGTCAAACATAGGAATCTGATCCGCAAGCATTGAACTATCAGCGTAGCGTTGCGAAAATTCTTGATATGTGAACGAACGGTGCCGGAGCACTTGAGC